CCCAAACATTGAAGTCATTGAAGACACCCCTCAGGTATCCAGGGGGGAAGAGTCGTGCCCTGAGTAAACTCTTTCAATACATTCCTAATCTGAAAGATTACACTGAGTATCGTGAACCATTTGTTGGTGGTGGTTCTGTGGCATTGGAAATTGGTAAACGATATCCACACCTAGACATCTGGGTGAATGATCTTTATGAACCTCTCTATAATTTCTGGCGGGTGCTTCAGGATCAAGGACAAGAACTTCGTGATCAGTTGGTTCAACTTAAGCAACGTCATCCAGAACCAATATCAGCAAAACTATTATTTTTAGACGCCAAGGAGAAAGTGAACGATGATCAGATATCCGATGTATTTCGTGCTGTTAGTTTTTACGTTGTTAATAAGTGCTCTTTTTCTGGTCTCACTGAATCCAGTTCCTTCAGCAAGCAAGCGTCAGAGAGCAATTTCTCGATGCGAGGCATTGATAAACTTCCAGACTACTCCTTGATGATCAAGAAGTGGAAGATTACTAATCTTCGCTATCAAGAACTCTTTACTGATAACAAAGACATCTTTACTTATCTAGATCCTCCTTATGAGATTGGTTCTAATCTCTATGGTAAGAAGGGGAATATGCATAAGGGATTTGATCATGATGGGTTCGCTGCCATCTGTGATCGGTTTGTTGGTCATCAACTTGTGTCATATAATTCAACGCAACTGATCCGAGACCGCTTCAAGAAAGGGTGGACAGCTGCTGAATTTGCACACACTTACACCATGAGGAGCGTGGGGAGTTATAATACAGATCAAGCGTCTCGCAAGGAACTCGTCCTAGCAAATTATGAAATGTGAAGTCACCCTCTACGTAGCAGGCACCGTGTTCAAGGAGCAGGTCATTGCTCGTAATTATGAAGAAGCGAGACAAACTGCTCTTGCTAGAAATCCTACCGCTAAGATTGTTGGTGTGAATGCCGTATTTAAATGAACATCTTTGTTACTGATGAATCTCCATGGAAATCTGCTGCTGTCCTACCAGACAAGCACATTGTCAAGATGCCTTTGGAAACCTGCCAGATGCTCTCTATAGTCGCCTCAGACAAGTGGGGACATGGTTATGGCACATTGCCTAAGAAAGACGGCACACCCTATGCTACAGAGAAGGGAGCGTTTCGTAATCACCCTTGTACTATCTGGGCAAACGAGACTGTAGCAAACTCTAGATGGTTGCTTGCTCATGGGTTTGCTCTCTGTAGTGAATATGCTGCTCGCTATGCAAAAGTTCATACCTGTTTTACCACTCTTCTTGCTGCTGACAAAATCATTCCTGATGTAAGATGGGATGATCACACTCCTTTTGTTCGAGCAATGCCTGAGGAGTATAAATTTGATGATAGTATCACTACTATCGAAGCATACAAAATGTATATCGCATCCAAACCATGGGTAAAAGATAACTACTTACGATTACCACACCACAAACCTGACTGGATTTAATAATGTATCAACTGAAAGACTACCTGTACTCAATCAATCAATCCAAGAAAAGTATCCTAAATGATGACGTTGATTCTGAGCGAGGGTATCCTCCTTATATTGTTAACCGGTGCTTGTCTTCTTTCACTGATACTATCTTATACGTAAATGAGATGAATAAAAGTTCTCATCTGCCAAAGAAGTTACAATATGACTTTTTACTAAATAGTGTGAAACCGAGGAAGCGTTTCTCTCCTTGGGCACGAAAAGATTCTATTGATTATCTTGAAGTAGTTAAAGAGTATTATGGTTATAATGACGATAAAGCTCTACAAGCACTCAGAATTCTCACCAAGGATCAGTTAGATCATATTACCAAGGTATTGAATAAAGGTGGAAGACAATGAATGATGAAATTATAATCCAGTGGAAACAAACTGATATGGTTGAAGTGGTTCTTGGAGAACCAGACGACTTTCTTAAGGTAAGAGAAACTCTAACACGTATTGGAGTAGCATCTCGTAAAGAAAAAAAGATCTATCAGTCTTGTCATATTTTACATAAACAAGGTAAGTATTATATCGTTCACTTCAAAGAGTTGTTTGCTCTTGATGGTAAAAATACTAACCTGTCATTGAATGATGTTCAACGTCGTAATCGTATCATTCAACTCCTTAGTGATTGGGGATTGGTTGGTGTTGTTGATGCTAGTAAGATTGAAGATTTAGCACCACTGAATCAAATTAAAGTCTTGTCTTTCAGAGAGAAAGGTGAATGGACACTTGAGTCAAAATATAATATCGGTCGCAAGAAGACTACGGTAGAGTAAACCGCAACTTTTAATAAGGAAAACCGTTATTAAAGGGTAAACAGTTATCGTTAAATAAGTATGTGATGCCTAACGGGTCGCATATAAACGTCGCTTATTTAAGGACATGGTAAACATTAACTGGGAAACATATACTCCCTACTCAATCGGATTTGATGAAACATTCAGCAGACTTGAAGCTATTGCGGGAGGTGGATCAAATTACCCACCGTACAATGTGGTGGACGGACATGATGGCAGAACCTTGCTGGAAGTCGCTCTTGCAGGATTTTCAGGAAAAGATATTGAAGTCACAACAGAACGAAATGTTCTAACAGTATCTGCTAAGAAAGCACCACCGGATAAAGAACGTAAATATTCCCACAAGGGAATTTCATATAGAACATTTTCACGCAACTGGCAAATGGCAGATGATGTAGAAGTGGAAGATGTGAAATTTGAAGATGGTCTTCTTAAAGTTCTTCTTGTCAAGAACCTACCAGAGAAACAGAAACGAAAAACTTGGTTCTAAATAAAAATGGAAGGCACTTGACGGTGCCTTTTTTTAATGCTAAACTTAGAAAGAATTCATAATAACTATGGCAGTATCAATTTTAACTTTGAAAACTGGCGATCGTGTTATTGCTGAACTGAAAGAAATCTTTGATGGGGAGGGAGACGACAAACGTGGCGTCTGTCTTCTTATGGAAGAACCATATGTATTAAATCTTGATGGCGGTAATCCACAATACCTTACTGAACAGTATGGTATGGAATACCAAATCAAATTTAGTAAGTGGAATCCTTATTCTTCAGACTGGCAATTCAAGATGCCTTATGATTGTATCATGACAATTAGTAATCCGGAACCAGGATTACAGGAAGCATATGAAAATAAAATCACAGAAAAACGAGCACTACAAAATGACGGAACAGACACAGGAAGCACCACAACTGAAGACGAATCATAATATTCGTGTTGTAAAACTAACTACCAACGAAACACTTCTTTGCCTTTTTGGTGACATTAAAGGTGATGATGATAAAGTACTTGGGTATAGACTTCTTTATCCTTATGTTCTCTCTTTGGGAGATCCTAATGAAGATGGAACTTTGCCCATTCAATATACTCGTTGGTGTCCCTTTACACCAGTTCAAGAGTTCAAAATTCCTGGTGAGCATTTGATTGCTGTTACTTATCCAGATAATAATATTCTTAGT